AGATTCAGGTTTAATTTCCGATGTGGGAACTAAACTAGTAATTTCAAGGATTTCATCTATACGAGTATCAGAATTCATATGATTCTCCATATTATAAAGTTACATCAAGTCCTGTCACCGGATCATTATCTATATTATCATTAAAATATTCGGTTGTTTCTGTAAATCCGAAATCATCATTTGCGGTAGCATCTGTCGGCCCTGGAGTTACAGTATATCGTGATTTAATTCCTGCGGCACCAACAGCTTCCGAACTCGATTCATTTAATATTCTCATTGTTCCTGTTGCGTCTGGTGATCCAGCATCGGCGTTCAAAATTAAATAATTGGTAGAAAGTGTTGTACTATCTTCTGCTATAATATATTCTGGTTCAAAGGAGCCACTATCATCACCAGGCATTCTAAGATTAACAATAACAGTTTTAACAACCGAGCCGGTTTTCACATCTGGATAAACATATCCCTTCATGGTAAAATTTAATGTCCAAATAATTTCCCTAGTTGATTGAAAATCTCCCTCATAAGTATCTTCAATCTGAACACCACCTAAGACCATAGTAACATCTGGAGCAATGTTCATTGATGGAATTAAGTTCACCGTTACCGTAAATTCTGGAGTAAAAAATGGTACAATTTGTTCAAAAATTTGAGCTCCATCTTCTGCATTACTAACCATTGAATACAAACTGAAATCAAAATTATATGGTACAGGATTATACTGTTTCATAAGAGAACTATTTCCTGCCGCAGTATTGGCGGAATAAACTTGACCCATTGTATTTAATTTTCTAGTTCCATCATATGTAATTCCTGTAAGGTCAAATCCCATTCGTGGTAAAGACATTGCAACGGCTTCATCTGTTCCACTTACTCCACGTGCTCTCCTTAATCTAAGAATCCATCTGTCTCTTGGAGAATATGCAATAGGAACTTTTATTTGTTCTTTTATAACATCACTCGCATCTCTACGCACTACATTAATATCATTAAATAAAGTACCAAAAACAGCTACATATTTTCTAATTGTTTGGTGATAATAAGTTGTTCCAAGCATTATAGACTCCCGAATGGATTACCTTCTGTGAAATCAATAATTGCATCGGCTTCTTGTTCTATCAATGCATTTGAAGCTTGAGTATCAGTAGAACTATCCTGCATATCGAAAGATGTTATCGCATAAGATGCTCCAGAATCTTTACCCACAATATTCACAGTACCATCAAAATTTTTGGTCATATTCATGAGCCTTAATACTTTAGTTGCCGCAGTCCATTCTGCAACTTCAGCTTTATAGTCTGTTGTTGCGTAAGTTCCTTGATATACCTCTTCATCAACATTATAAGTTCCAGTTCCGGCACCCATTGTAAAATCAACTGAATAGGAATGCAATCTTTCAATTTTATCAATGTCTTCAATACCAGTATTAAATTTTTGATCAGAATATTCAAAGAGAATACACTTCATATCATATCCCTGAAGTGATCCTGTTTGATAAAATATATCGCCGTATGGTTGATCTGCTACTGTTATAATCTGAAACAGTCCTCCAACCATTGGAAAGAAAATCAAATCTCCTTCTTTTGGAATTCTATCTCTACCATCTGCAACATCTGCTGTTGTAGTAAAGCCTAGTTCTCTGTATCTTCGTACTGCTACAGTAAACGTAATTTCATCATGAATTTCTAAACCAAATCGAGAAATAACATCCGTTTCACCAGAAAATCCATCTACATCCTTAATATAAATTTCAATTAATCGAGCATCGTTAAATTCAGAATATGAATCGTCACCCATTAGTGTATCTTCATTAACCAATGTGCGAGGAATATAATACATATCTTGTCCAAACATTTTAATGGACTCAATAAATAAATCTTCGATTAATCCTTGATCTGCTTTTGAATTAAAATTATTAAAATATGGGTTTGTTGCCATTTATTATCCTATTAGATGATCTACAGGTAATTCATATCGTAATTGCATCTCTTCACCAATCTTATCTAGTTCTTCTTTTGCATCATCATACATTTGTCTACCGTTCATTGTTACACCACCTGGGAGTTGCAGACCTTCAAACTTAATAAGATTTTGACCCCATTGCTGTTTCATCAATGCAGTATTGTATCTTTTGAGAAACATATCACCCCAAACATCTGTATATGTGGCCGGATCAACAATTTTATCTACTTCAACAACAATAAAATCATCTATATCAGCGTCCGTGCCCCACGTAATATCAAGAAATAATTTGTCTTGATGACGATTATATCTAAACATGGGAGTGCCAGTAAACAGTTCATTAAGTAACGACAAATGTTGCTGAGACAGTGTAAAATTCGTTAATGATCCACCCCCCATATTATGCATTTCAGATAATGCAAATTGATACTTAGAGGAAAACATAGTATTAGATTTAGAGTTATCATAGAAAGGAATAACTCTTCGAACTCCAATAATTGCTTCGGCTATTGATATATATTTGTTATCAAAATCACCTATTGCAGCTGCAGTTGATGCATGAGTTGTTGCTGTTGCCGAACTAGTATTACCTGTAATGGTTTCACCAGTTGAAAAGGTAGTAGTAGTATTTGCATAAAACGTATTACCATCTCCACCCGATTTAACTTCTGGATCTTTATATCTTAAAGTAGTATTAGCACTATGATATGCGTGTACGATTGCTTGTACACCACTCGTTCCACCAGTAATTACTTCACCATCTGTAAAATCACCGCTTGGAGCACCTGCTAATTTAAGTGTAGATCCGGTTATTTGATGTTTTAGAAATGTATTCTCTGTTGCATCATAATGATATTCTTGGTAGAATTGGAGAGAATCATCGATACAATCTTCTACTTGGTCATCATCAAGGTTTAATTCTACTACTGGCCAGCCAAGTTTTCGTTTACAATAATCCTTAAAAGTTGATCTAGTTGTGGGTTGTGTCATTTTGTTGCCTCTGCAGATATCGTTATAATTCCTTCTGCTAATCTTTCTACTATTGTACCACCTGATTGAGTATATTCAACATCAAAAAGATATTTTCCAGGAGTAACCGCCGCAGTTTGAGTTGCGGTTAACGAAAGTGTTACGTTTGATCCTGCAACTGCAGTAGTTAAAGTAGTAATATTATTTGAGGAATAGTAAGATTGACGCATCTTAGCGGCGCAAGTACCGGTGGAGATGGTAACGTTTCCACTAGTAGTATTTTGCGCGGTGATTACTTTTTCAAACGTGCAACCTTGATCTATTACAAGATTAACAGTTTGTTTTTGGAGGGTCAATGCCACAATCTTTCTCCTTCTATAATAGTGTAGTTTATATAGTTGTTCCTATACTATTTATATGATAAGGAAATCTGTGACTATTTAATTTAATAAAGATTTTAGTTCATCAATTTGAACTTGTTGTTCTTTAATTGCTTCTAAAAGAACGGCAGTCATTTTTGAATATTGAATACCCATTGGTTTTCCGTCTGGACTGTAAGATACTAACCCAGGAAGAACCTCATTTACATCTTCTGCTATAAATCCATAATGATTTGATCTCTTATCGTTATCTTTATCTTTTTTCCAATCGAATGTTACTCCTTGCATTTGCATTACAGCTGGAAGTATATTTTCAATAGGTTGAATATTATCTTTCATTTCTCTCATAGAAGATTCTGTAATGGTATCCGTAACTGTCAAATTATCACCAATAGTTACTACAGAAGTTGTATGTCCTATTGTGACTGCAATACCAGAAGATTCAGTTGCCACTTTAAGAGCACCAGTTGAATTAGTAATATAAGAATTTGTACCATCATGATATAGTGTCATATCTTGAGCGTCACCAACCTTAATCGGGGAACTATCAGTTAAGTGTAACGAATCCGTAGCTTGATTCCACAACATAAAAGAACCAGAAGTCGCACCAAAGAATTTAACATCGTGGCCAGTATTATCTACACCAACTATTATTCCTTGATTATAAATCCAAGCATCAGTTGCATTAGTCCATGTAATAGTTTTATCCGTTGTGCCTTTTAGAGTAAAACCACCACCATCTGCCGTAGTGTCAGAAGGAGTATCAACGGACCCCATTTCAATATTTTTGTCATCTACCGTTAAAGTAGTACTGTTTATTGTTGAGGTAGTACCATTAATTGTCAAATCGCCAGTAACTATCAAATTATCATTAATAGTCGTTTCAGAAGTTGTATGTCCTATTGATACGGCAATACCAGAAGCTTCAGTTGCTACTTTAAGAATACCGACTGCATTAGTAATATAAGAATTTGTGCCATCATGATATAGTGTCATATCTTGAGCGTCACCAACTTTTATTGGCGAAGAATCTGTTAAGTGTAACGAATCCGTAGCTTGATTCCACAACATAAAAGAACCGGCAGTCGCACCAAACAATTTAACGTCATATCCAGTATCATTTACACCCACTGTTACTGTAGCGTCAATTTGTGTTACACCATCTATATCAACTGCATCAAGATTAGTTGTACCTACAAGGGTAGTTGTCCCTGTAACAATTAAACTGTCAGCACTTTCATCCCAAAGTAGTGACTTACCAGCTGTTGCACCAAAGAACTTAACATCGTGACCAGTATCATTTACACCCACTATTACTGCACCAGTAATTTGTGTGGGACCATCAACATTAAGAGTAGTTGCTACATTGATATCAACGGTTGGGGCTGTAATGTCTAAAGTTGTTCCCGCATTGACCTCTAAATGACCATCGGCAGAAGCTAGAATATTTTCTCCACCCCCCACATCATGAAATGAAAGTTTGGTGGTCGTCAACATAGCCACTTCACCACCAGTAAACCTTGCTGCAATGTTAGTGTCTGCTGAACCTACAGCCACATCAAGTCCAATTGCAGTGTGTGTTCCAGTAGTAGCACCGACAACATCAATATCCAATCCAGTTGTAGTAGTTGTTCCAAGACCAGCAGCGTTTACATCTAAATCAATTCCAATATCTGTGAAGGTTGCGGTTCCAGACCCAGGCACTGTTCTGTCAAAATCAATGTGTAATCCTGTAACGGTAGCGGCAGCAACATCTGAAAAGTTCTTGTCAAGAGTAATTCCAGTTATACCACCATCAGATTGTACTTGCAAAGCGGTTGCAGCTATTGCTGCCGCATTATTTTGTATAATTTCTACTGTTTTTCTTGTGCCGGTTGAGGCTGAATTATCATCAAGGTAAATACCAGAACCAGTAGTCAGTCCATCAGCAGTAATATCAATAACCCTTGCAGTCGTGACAGCATCTGCTGCAATATCAAAAACATCTGCGGTAGTTTGACTAGCAACAACACTTATTCCAATCTGATCTACAGCTGTTGAAGTAATTGTAACAGCGGATTTTCCTGAATCTGACTTTTGTGTTACAGCTAAATGTCCAGTATAAGTATTTGCCCATTGATTCAACGTATTACCAACATTAAAAGTAAGGTTGGCATTCGGAATCAGATTAGAATTAATATCTGCATCAAATGTTACTTGATCTGTAGAAGCATCACCAAACGTAAGATTTCCACTAATAGTAGTATCTCCAACGGTTGTCACATCTCCCCAAACTTTTAAATCTCCTCCAATGTGTGCAGATTTGGCCACACCTATTCCACCCGCTGTGATAATAGACCCAGTAGTATTACTGGTGGAATTCGTGGTATCAGTAGTTTTAATTATGTTGGCCATACCATCTGATTGTGTACCAACAAGTAGCTCGTTAGTTTTAACTCTCCATTGGTCAAAGGTATCTGTTAAGGCGACATTAGCAGTCATGGTTTATAGCTCCTATTTACTAATTATTTCTTTAAGAAGGATTTTTATTTCAAGCATTTCTTCCCTTATCGTTGTAAGTTCATCAACTTGACCCTTTAATCTATTTATATCACTTTGTTGTTCATAAAAATATGCTCGTTCTCTTCTATGTCGTTGTAAAGCAGTGTAATCCGTGTTTAATAATGCTTTAGAATGTATATCTCTAACGAAACTGGGATCATCTGTTTGTACTTGTAACATACTCATATATTTAGTCCAAGGCAATTGCTCGCATGTCTCTTACTCTCGGCATATCATATGTAGTATTAGCCACAAGAGCAATTTTAACTGCGAAAGTTTTAAAGGTTTCGTATCTTATACTATTTGATGTATAAGATGTATCTTCGGAAGAAGTTTTATAGATAAATTCTTGAATATCCTCTTTACCTTTAGAAATTCTACCTGCAGAAGTTTCTTGACTCATTAATGTGTAGTTCTTCAAATCAAAGTCATCAGGGTCATCTGCATTCTTAACTTTGTAATATACATGAACATCAGTACCCAACGGCTTATATGCATTCAGAATAATTTTTAGATC